TCGCAGAAATTAGACAATTTACAAATGAATATTTCGGCGTCGATATTCCCGAACCTAACGACGATTTAACTTTAAATTTTGATTAATGGAAAATAAAATAAAACCCCGCAGGTGCAAAACTTGCCAAATAGTATTTACGCCCTTGCGACAATTGCAGGGCGTTTGCGGTTATGAATGTGCAAAGGTTCACGCGGACAAATTAAAAGCCAACAAAGCAAAACAGGAGCGCAAAATCTTAAAAGAAAAGGTTTTGACAGAACAAAACAAAATACACCCAACACAAAAACCCGTTAAACTTTACAAATGGATTTTAGACAAATACGCAACGCAAGGCGATAAAATACTCGACACGCATTTAGGGTCGGGAAGTATTGCGATTGCGTGCCACGATTACGGGTTTAACCTCACGGCTTGCGAATTAGACAAAGAATACTTTGACAAAGCAATGGAGCGTATTAAAAACCATACTAACCAAACTAAACTTTTTTAAAAAAATGAAACAAAGTAAAAAAAATTCAATAATAGAGTCTATTTTTCAAACATTAATCGGGTTAATTACATCGATTTTAATACAATTAATATTGTACCCGTTGTTAAATATTCCCGTTTCTTTTAATCAAAATTTGATTATTACATTAGTTTTTTTTATAGTCAGTATTTTAAGGGGCTACATAGTAAGGCGTATTTTTAACAGCAAATAAAATGGAAAATAAAATTAAACCCCGCAGGTGCAAAACTTGCCAAATAGTATTTACGCCCTTGCGACAATTGCAGGGCGTTTGCGGTTACGATTGCGCAAAGGTTCACGCGGACAAATTAAAAGCCAACAAAGCAAAACAGGAGCGCAAAATCTTAAAAGAAAAACTAAAAACCCATAAAGACTATTTGCAGGAATTGCAAAAAATTTTCAATACATACATAAGGGAACGGGACAAATTCAGGGGTTGCGTTTCGTGCGGGAAATCGTTAACTACAAAATACGACGCGGGGCATTTTTACAGCGTCGGAAAATACCCAAATTTAAGGTTTAACGTTGACAATGTACACGGGCAGTGCGTCGAATGTAACCAACACCGACACGGCAATATAAATGAATATTCGTTGAGGTTGGGCGAGCGCATCGGTAACGATAAACTTTTAAAATTAAACGACAGCAGAAACACCGTGACAAAATTGTCCGTTCCTGAAATCGAAGTTTTAAAAATCAAATACAGGGAATTAACAAAGATTTTAAAAAATGAACAATCAACTTAAATTGCGCGCGGGTTGCCGTTGGCATGGAACAAAACAAGTTCCCGAACACGCCGAAATAAAAAAAGATAAAAACGGGCGCGAATGTTATTTGTCGGGAACTTTTATAAGGGACGGCGTTTGGTTTCATTCAATAAAATACATCGATAACGACGAATTTTATGTCGGTAGGTTTGAAGTTTTAAACCCGTTCTTTGAACGTAAGTAAAAAAATAAATAAAAAAATTATTGTTTTTATATTTGTAATTCAAAAGGAATTGTATATTTGACAAAATTAATAACTTAAAAAAAACAAAAAAATGAGCAATCAAAAAACGATTAAAAAGTACGAAAAGGCATTGGATATTATTTTATTTTGCGCCGAAGTAAACCCGTCAATTAATTTGACACAATTATGCAGGGAATTGAAAATTAATAAAAATTTCATTCGGGCAATGCAACAACTTGCAATTATTAAAAACGTTGGAAGCCGTAAAGGCGCAAAATACATTGTATTAAAAAAATTCACGCCCGAATTATCTTTGGAAGTTTTAAACCTTGCGACAAAAATTTCGAAAAACACAAAACAATCAATTATCGAAAAACATTTCGGGGACGTAAAACCAAAAAGAACGTTTTTGCAAAGATTTTTGGACATTTTTAAATATTAATAAATGGGTTTATTTAAAGAACTGTTTTACAAGTCCCGAAGGACTCAAAACGAATTGGCAATCGTTTTAAATTATACGCCCGCCAATTTATCAATTTTGAAGCGCAAACAACCGCCTTATTTCGTCAAATTAGAAAACGCAATGTCTACGCTTGGAATTGACAATTTAGAAGCGCACGAAGGAAATTTAACTATCACAATACAATTAAAATGCAAAGAATAGAAAAGCTAATTGACGCCGAAATACCTTTCGCGGTTATGAATTACAAAAAGACGCCCGCAGGGTTGCCCCGAAACGCGTTTGAATTGGTAGTAATAAACCCCGAAAATGGCGAAATGAATATTTTACCGCTCGACCCGTTAGATATTAAATTACTAAAAAGCCGAAAGCATCAAAGGCAAATCGTAATAAAAAACAAAAATGCAGACGGTCAGGTTTATGAATTTATGAATTTTAAACAGGTTTACGACGACGCAATTAAAGAATTTGAAAAGTTAATGAACGAATACAGCAAAGCACAATTAAATTAAAATTATGAAGTATATTTTAGTTTTATTAGCATACGAATTTATGCGGTCGAAAATGATTTGGCTATGGTATTATTTAATCAAAAAAGGGGAACAATGAAAATAACAGTTGAAAGTTACGGACAAAAGCACACGACTGAATACGAAAACGACGATTGCACGTTGGACGAATATATCAATACTTTTTTTAATTTGCTAATTGCAAACGGATTTCATAAAGAATCAGTTTTGCAAGGCTTCAAAGATTACATTCAAGACATCGAGCAATGATATACCCAAAACACAAATTTAACAACGGAAACGGCGCTACTCTTTGTAATAATTGTAGTAAGGTAATAAACAAAGGATTTACCGACGCATTATACTGTAATGAAATATGCGAATCAAAACACAATTTAAAATTAAATTTTACCGACAAAGAATATCGACAACAAATTGACGAACAATTTAAACAGATAAAAGAGCGAGCAAATAATTACATGAAATTGAAAAAGCGGTAAAAAACGGCGATTATCGCCGTAATACATAACCGTTTTAAAAAATAACGTTTAATAATTATTTAATAAAAAAACAATGAAACAAAAAATAATAAACAAATTAAACAAGGAACAGGAAATAGACGTTTCTTTGTACACGTGGGAAACAATACCGCAAAGCCTGAAACGCTTTTGGCTAAATTATTATAAAAATAAATATTATGAAGACATCAATTGAAATGTTAATTGACGAATTAACAAAAAACATTGTCCCAACAGCGGAAGCCGACGAAACCGATTTGGCACGAAACGGGGCGTTTCACATTGCTATAAATTACGCCCGAACGTTTCAACAGCGGGAAAAGGATTTAATATTGTCGTCGTTCGATAGTCAGTTTAAAGGAACGGCAACCGAATTTTACGACGCTTGTTTCACAAATAGCAATTTATAATCATGACAGCGAAACAAAAAGCAAACGAATTATACGAAAAAATTTATCTTACTTTGCCAAATAAAGTAAACAACAAAGTTTCAGATTTTACGGCGCGGGAATTGGCGCAAATAGTAGTCAACGAATTAATAAAAGAAACGGGTTCAAAGTATTGGTACGAAGTTAAAAAGGAAATAATAAACTTATAGGCTTATTTTATGAAACAAAAACAACCCGACCCAATAATCGAAACAATTTTCGAAACCGAAAAACGTTTGAAACGAAAGGCAAACGTAATCTTAAAAGAAGCAAAGGAAACAGAAGCCGTTAAATTAAAAAACGGTTTCCATTGGGTAATTATCGACAGAAAAACAACAGTATTGCGCAAAATAAAAAAATAATGAAATACACAAAAGAACAAGCTAAAAAACTAAAAACCAAAGGAATGGACGGTTTTACAAAATATAATCGACTTTTGCCCGACGTTAAAATTGTAGACGGTTTTTATATCGTTCCGTCAAAAATGAATTAACTTTGCGTTTTACAGCACAATATCAGTAATAATGGCAAAACAAGACATCAAAAAACACCAATTTCAAAAAGGACAATCGGGCAATCCAAACGGGCGTCCTGTTGGTTCGCAAAATAGTAAAACAATATTGCAAAGGTTTTTAGATTTAAAGACCAAAGCCGAGAACCCAATAACAAACGAAATCGAAAGTTTGACGGTNGCCGAACAAATACACTTAAAACAAGTCGCAAAGGCAATNGAAGGCGATTTATACAGTTATAAGGAAATTATNGACCGTTTAGAAGGCAAAACAATAAACGTTCAGGAAATCAAACAGGAAATNACACAAAAGACGTTNCGCGTTGGCTATGGAGACGCGGACGACGACGAAACGGACGACGACAACAGCGAATGGATAAGATAAATTTTAATCCTAAATTATTCAATAACTTATATTGGCATTTATTAAAATATTTTAATGATGCCAATTTCCGTTTTATATGGGTTTACGGCGGTTCGTCAAGTTCCAAAACTTATTCAGTCGTACAANTNCAAATCGTCCTTATGTTATCAGGCGAGGGCGAAAATACTTTAATTTTAAGGAAATACGCGTCNGATATTCGCGACAGTATATTTGCCGACTTNAAAGGCATAATTTCCGAATGGGGTTTAAATGATTTATTTGTAATACAACAAAACTATATTATTTGCGTCCCGACGGGTTCGTTTGTTCGTTTTCGTGGTTTGGACGACAGCGAAAAAGTCAAAGGTATTTCCCAATTTAAGCGGGTAGTAATGGAAGAAATTTCGCAGTTTGACGAATTGGATTTTAAGCAAATTAAAAAGCGTTTAAGGGGTCGCGTCGGTCAACAAATAATCGGAATATTTAACCCAATAAGTGAACAGCATTGGATAAAAGAAAATATTTTCGACAGGGAAATATTAACAGACATCGAAAGCAATATTTGTCAAACGCAAATAAACGACGCGGGAGACACGGTAATTTTGAAAACGAACTATTTAGACAACAAATATATTGTCGGCGAATGGGACGACGAAAATAAACAAATAGGCGGGTTTGTCGATACTCACGTAATCAATGATTTTGAAAAGGACAAAATACAAGATTTCAACTATTACCAAATTTATGGTTTGGGTAATTGGGGGAAACTTCGAACAGGGGGCGAGTTTTGGAAGGACTTTCAAACCGACAAACACGTCACGACAAAAGGTTGGGACGAAAATTTACCAATTCATTTAACATGGGACGAAAACGTTAACCCGCATATAACTTGTTTAGTTTGGCAAATTAACGGCAAGGTCGCAACGCAAATAGACGAAATTTGTTTGCCCGACCCACGTAATAGAGTTTTGGACGCTTGCAACGAATTTAAACAGCGTTACCCTGTTGGCAGGGTCAAAGGTTTGTTTTTATATGGCGACAGAACGAGTATAAAAGAGGACACAAAGTTGGCAAAAGGCGAAAACTTTTATACTAAAATACAACAAAATTTAGCGGAATATTTACCGCGTTTACGTATGCAAAGCGTTAACCCAAGCGTCGCACAATCAGGGGGTTTCATTAATGAAATTTATCGCAATTGTTTTGAAGAAATAACTATCTTTGTAAATGATAAATGTAAAAAAAGCCTTTTTGACTATCAATACGCGTTAGAAGACAGCGACGGAACGATTAAAAAGTCAAAGAAAACAAACCCAACGACAAAGGTAAGTTTTGAGGAATTTGGGCATTGTAGCGACGCAAAACGTTATTTTATAACGGTAGCGTTTGCAACTGAATATCAAAACTATTTGAGGGGCGGACGAAAGTCTACAATTTCAATCGGTAGGAATAGGACAAAATCAGGTTATTAAAATAAAAAATTTATGGCTTACTTAAATTCGGGCGACTATTTATTGCAAATTCAGGACGTTAATTTGCAACAAATTATCAATTCAAACGTCGCAATAAGGGAAAACGCGGACTTATTGGCAATTTCCGAAGCGCGTTCGTATTTAATACAAAAATACGATTTCGACGCGGAATTATTAAAAACAGGGACAGCACGCGACCCGCAATTATTGGCGTACATTATCGATATTTCATTATATCACTTGCACAGTCGAATTGCACCGCGCAACGTTCCTGAATTAAGGATAACACGCTACGAAAACGCAATCGCGTTTTTAAAAATGTGCGCATTTGGCGAAGTTACGCCGAAGTTGACGCCAATATCGCCCGCACAGGGCAACCGCATAAGATACGGCGGGAACAGTAAAAATATAAACCAATATTAAAAATGGGTATAATTGACAAATCAATAAAAGGGGTTAAAAGTCTTTTTAATTACACGCAAATTTTAACACCGCAGGAAACCAACCCGAAAAATTTAGGGTCAAAAGTTATGCCGTTGCAGTTACAACGTATCAAACAAGATACTTTAACTTGGCGAGAAGGTATCGAAGAAGCCGAACGCGCTCACGTTCCATTCAGGGTAAAAATGCAGGAAACATTTGTCGATACAATTTTAAACGGTCACGTTTCGGCTTGCATCGAGCGACGAAAAGATTTGACTTTGTTACGCGATTGGCAAATAACAAACCCCGACGGTTCAGTAAATGAATCCGTCGAATTGCTTTTAAATTCCGCATGGTTTAATAAATTTATGTCGTTTTCGTTAGATACGATATTTTTTGGTTATACGTTAGTAAGTTTAGGCGACATCAAAGACGGAAAGTTTGAAGACATCGAAGTTATTAAACGTTGGAATGTATCGCCCGACCGCAAAGTCGTTTCGTCAGTTCCTTACGATACAAACGGCGTAAGTTTCGAAGCCGACGAGTTTAAAAATTGGCACGTTTATATAAAAACAGTTAACGAGATAGGTTCGTCAAAATGCGGGTTTGGTTTACTTTATTCGGTTGCATTGTACGAAATATTTTTGCGCAATCTATTGGGTTATAACGGCGACTTTGTCGAATTATACTCACAGCCTTACAGGATTGGAAAAACAAACAAAACGCAAGGAGTTGAACGCGACACGTTCGAAGACGCCGTCGCAAATATGGGGTCGGCAGGTTATGCGATTTTGGACGCAATGGACGATACAATCGAATTTTTAGAAAGTAGCATCGGCGGTTCAGGCTACAAAGGTTATGCCGATTTGGAGCAACGCATCGAAAAGAAAATTTCGAAATTGATTTTAGGACATGCCGACGCAATAGACAGCACAGCGGGAAAAATTGGCGCAAGCCAAGGCGAAGACAGCCCAACAGCGAAAGCGTTAGAAGACAAAAAAACAAAAGACGGCGTATTTTTAACGGACGTTATTAATTGCGAACTATTACCGAGACTTCGAAATTTAGGTTTTCCAATTCCCGAAGACGCAAAATTCGAATTTAAAAACGACAGCGAGCAAAACGAAAATAACAACAATATTATTGCAATGGCGGTCGAAATTAAAAAGGCAGGTTTGCAAATTGATAAAGATTATTTCGAAGAACAAACAGGAATAAAACTATTTGATTTGCCCGCCGTAGCGTCAAGCCCAAGCCCAAGCCAAAGCGTTAAAAATAGATTAGAAAATTTATATAAATAAATGAATTATACCCAACAGCAAATCGACGCATTAATCGAAGGGGTTTTTAACGGGTCAATAACGACCCGCGATTTGCCCGTCGATTTATACAACGCGATTTCAACAAAATTGTTATCGGCTTTTGGTAGCGTTGAGGGTGCGCCAAGTCAAAGCCTTTTAAATGAATTAAAAGAAAACATTTATATGTTTTCAGGGGCGAAGGTTTACCAACAAATACAGGACATAAGTTTATTATCGAATGTAGACACAATAAAATCGTTTGCAGACTTTAAAAAAGAAGCGTTAACGATTTACGACCAATATAACAAAAATTGGTTACAAACTGAATACAGCACAGCAATAGGACAGGCGCAAATGGCGACGCGTTGGGAACAAATTGAAGCGCAAAAATTTGAATTGCCTTATTTACAATACAGCGCGGTAATCGACAAAAATACTTCGGATATTTGCAGACCATTGGACGGGGTTTGTTTGCCCGTTGGCGATAAATTTTGGAGCGTCAACACACCTTTAAACCATTTCAATTGCCGTTGCACAGTTATACAATTTGACAAAACAGACGCAACGCAGGCGGGTATAACATCAAAAGAAAACGCCGACAAAGCAACGGCGGAAGTTTCCAAAAAGCGAAACCCATTATTTGAGGGCAACAGCGGAAAAGACCGTTTAATTTTCAACAAAGAACACCCGTATTTTGACGTACCAAAAGCCGACAGGGAGTTTGCAAAAGAAAATTTTGGGTTGCCAATTCCTGAATTTAAAAACGTATTTACACCCGCGAAAACAATTGACGAAGCAAAAACAAACGTTTTAAATATATTTGAACAAAATTTGGAATTAAAAGGAACGTCGACAATATTTTCCGACGAATTAACTTTAAATGAAATTAATTCACGAAGTAAACAATTATTTGATTTAACAAAAGATTACAATATTTCATTTAAAACAGCGTCAGAACCTAAAATTTTATTTGAGTCAACGAGTGGAACTTATGGAAGGGTCAGATATAATACAGGCGGAGAGTTAAAAGAATTAAATTTTGGAAGCAATTTTAATTCGGCAAGGGCGACCGAAGAACGGGCAAACATTGTAAATGGGTTTTTGAAAACCGCAGGAAAATCAAAAGTCGATTTTGAAAATTTAAATATTTCGACGTTAACGCATGAATTTGCGCATATTATATCAGTTAGCGACATAAGAACCAATTTTGACGGATATAGTCCATTTTGGGCGGAAATTCGAAGCCTTAAAAGAAGTTACACAAGCGAAACGAGAAAATTATACAAGGCGAAAAATTTTGACGAATTAGGCAAATTATATTTAGGCGATTATGCGCAAACAAATATCGACGAATTTATGGCGGAAGCATTTACCGAATACAAATTGAAAACAAATCCGTCAAAATACGCCGAAAAAGTCGGCAAAACAATAGATAAATACTTTAAAAAATAAAAATTATGGAAGCAGTAAATTTGGTTTGTTTTAAATGTAAACATTTTAGACGATTTACAGGCGACGGAGGTTGCGACGCATTTCCCGACGGAATACCAAGCGAAATAACTTCGGGCGACAACAAACATTCAAAACCGTTAAAAGAACAGGAAAACGACATCGTTTTCGAACCAATAAAAGAACAATGAAAAACAAAAAAAACAAACGTCCGAAATCAATTTATTTTGACGAAGGAATAAGTTTCAATTCGTTAGTAATTAGAATAGTATTTTTAGGAACATTTTTATTTTGGGTATTATGGCAAGTCAATTCGATTTTAACCGCGTACAAATAAGACTAAAACAAGCCGAAAAGGGTTTGTCTTTGTCATTGGCAAACGTTGCTAAAAACGACTTTTTAAACAATTTCAGGGAACAAGGATTTAACGGTCAAAAATGGCGCGAAGTTCAAAGGCGCATCGCAGGGACAAGGGCGTACGAAGGAAGCAAAGACCCAGGAAAAAGAACGCGCGCAATATTACAGGGCAAGGGTTCGGGTCGTTTACGAAAAGACGTTGCCAATTCAGTAAGTAACGGAATAAAACATAGCGAATTAAGTTATACTTTAATCGTCAAAAACGAATATGCAGGTTATCACAACGAAGGGGCGGGAAAAATACCGCAACGACAATTCGTTGGAATGACTGAAAAATTAAACAAAATATTGTTAAATAAAATAAACGAAAAATTTTCGAAAATATGGTAAATGTTATAAATGAAATTATCGCGCAACTTCGCGCAATTCCCGAATTTAAATTGGTTTCAATTTGGAACAATCAATTTAACTACATGGACGAAGGCGAAATTTACTCGTTTCCTATGCCTTGCGCATTTGTAGAAATAAGCGCGGACGATTTCGAAATATTGGGCGACAATTACCAAGCGACGGACTTAAATGTAAAAATACATATTGGACACGATTTTTATAATGGTTCAAATATCGACGAAAATTTAGGTATCTTTGTACTTCGGGATTTGGTTATTAAAAAATTAACATTTTTCACCCCTGTATTTTCGGGGCAATTTTACAGAAAAAGCGAGAAACAAGATTTTAACCATACAAACGTATACCATTACGAAATTGATTTTAAAACGCATTACGTAGACAGCACAGCGGTAAAACCGCAAATATTAAGCACACCGCCAACGGCGTTACAAATAAATAAATAAAATGGCAAGGACAATCGAACAAATACAGGCGGGAATTATCGCAGACATACAGGCAACGCCTGAATTAGCAGAAGCAAACAGCACTAGCAAACGCGCAATTTGGCGTTTATTCGCTTACGTTCAAGCGTCGGCAATTTTGTTGTTGGAGCAAATTATCGACACTTTTATAACGGCTAACGAATTAAAAATAAGCCAAGGAATACCCGCGACGGCAAGTTGGGTAAATTCAAAGGTTTTAGAGTTTCAATATTCGGCAACAAACCCGCAAATAGTTGAACTAGTAAATTTTGCGCCTGTTTACCCTGTAATTGACAANTCATTGCGTTTAATAACGCGTTGNTCGGTTGTAACTACATTGTCAAATCAGGTTATTGTAAAAGTTGCGAAAAGCGAACCGCCTGTCGCGTTAAGTTCGGCGGAATTAATTTCGTTAAAATCTTATGTTAATCAAATTGGAGTTGTTGGCGTTAATTACAATTGTCAAAGTTTAACATCGGATAAATTATACATTGACGCCGAAGTTTATTTCGACGGTCAATATAGTACGGTAATTTCGGGAACTGTAATAAATGCGATAAATACTTTTTTATCGACATTGTCTTTTAATGGAATTTTAAAGGTTTCCGATATTGAATTTGCAATAAGGGGCGTCGTTGGAGTTAGCGACGTTTTATTAAAAAACGTTAAAATGCGAAGCGACGTCACAACGTTTGAAAATGGAACATTTTTAATTCAAAACAATACGGTTATTTCGCGAATATTTCCAACGGTTTCGGGTTATATTGTAGGCGAAACAACCGCGGGAAACACTTTCACGGAAAAATTAACATTTATCGCGGTTTAATGTACAACGTCAACTATAATACAACAATCGAAAGCCTTTTAGTTCCTGATAAAAGAACAAAAAAAACGGTCGCTTTTAATTCCGCATTAGTTGCAGAAGTTGCGAACAATCACAATATACTATTTACAACTTATAAAGATTATACAATTTTGCCAAATTGGGCGTTGGGAACTTATGCAAAAAATGATTTGGTAAAATACGGGAAAAGTATTTTTCAAAGCGTTGAAAGCGGAAACACAACAGAACCGACACTATCGGAAAAATGGCGTTTAGTTTCTGAAAACTTTTTGGGTTCGGATTTTCGTTTGAGTATTACAGGGTCAAAATTAAATTTAGA